TGTTATGTCAAATTCCTGGTGTTAGTTCTACTTCAGCCTTAGCTATTTTAGCTCAATTTAAAACACTACCAAATTTAATTAAGTCAATACAAGATGATGAAAATTGTTTAAATAATGTTTCAACTACTGATTCTAATGGTAAAAGCAGAAAAATCAGTAAAACTGCTATTGCCACTATTATCAAGTTTTTAAAAGTTTAGATAATTCTTTCTTTTTTTTTAAAAGTGGATATATATATGAAGCAAGACGAATTTTTTAAGATTATTGGAATTATTATTGTTTGTTTTTTTATTATTTATATGGCAATAAAGATGTTTCAACTTCAAACCAAAGTTATTGAAGGTTTAACTAATGCTGATGGAACTATTAATACTTCTAGTACACCTCCATCATCCGGCGAAGCTGGGACTGCCGCATCATATGCCGCTGCTATTAAAGCTCAAGTTGTTAAATTACAAGACGAACTTTTGATCGCCAAGTATAGAAAAGATTATGAAGCTGCTATTATTAATTTAGATGATTATATTGGATTCTTAATGCTTAAACAGACATTAAATGTAAAGATTGATGGAGATATGAAATCTAAAATTGAAGCAGTTAATAATTTAAATATATTAAAAAGCGCAAAGGATTCATTAAATGTTACTATGACCTTCTTAGATAAACAATAAATATAAATTATTATTATATATTATTATATATTATTATATATTATTTTAATATCAAAATAATATATAAAATTTAACACTTATTATTTGTGACGAGTATATCTATGATTTTTAGCTCTATGATGTGTTTTTCTTGCTTTCATTTGTTTTCGTTTCTTTCTTGTTAGTTTATTAAATCTTCTTTTTCGGGTAATAATTTTGCCTCCTCTATTTTTTACTGTACTACTAGTAACATACTGAATATTCTGTCCTTCAATTGCTGGTTCAGTATCTTTACGGATATCGCTTATTGTCATAAATCGTGGTTTCTCATTAGTTTTTGATATTACTGGACCAGGGCTTGGAGTTTGTTGCCACTTTTCTGATAATACTCGTTTTTTTGCTTCTTCTTCAGTTAGTCCTTGATTAATTAGTCTTCTAACTTGTCCTTCTTGACCTGGACTAAGTGATTTCACTAATCCCATACCGGTTCCTGGAATATTCTCTCTAATAACATTTGTTTGAATAGATTCAGGATGTAATAAAGATTTAATGTAATTAATTGTATCATTTTTAATAGTCTCAATTTCTCTACTCTCTCCATATATATTTTCAAAATATGATTTTAACACTTGTTCATAATCTGCTATATAGCACATATTATTCGTCTTATCATACTTGTATATAACTAATTTACCATCTAAATTATTTAAATTTGAAGATTGTTGTGGTTGCCCTCCTGTAAATCCTGTAAATCCTGCAAAAAGCATATTTTGTATTTGTAATTGTAATTTGTTTAATTCTTGTTGTATGGTTTGCATTAATTTTAAATTTGCGTCTTTTATTCCAATTAGAACATTAATATTATCACTATTTGGATTATTCTGAATAACATTATGTATAGTCAGGGTCATATATTTTACAGATTCTAAGAAATCAGTCAAATATGCTATTTTTACTGTGTCATGTATATTTTGTGACAAAAAATTTGGTGATAATTGTTGGAATTGTGTTCCATTAATATTTAGAGTTGAATTACTGTTTATATCTTGTTGAATTTTATTTGCATATGATAAATATCCTTTTGTAAACTCATCTTCAAAAGAAATACCATATTGATTATTCGGTAATAACGTAGCATTGCGTAATTGGATTAATTCTGTATTCGTAAACATTTTCTGCGTATCTAAAATAAGATTTGTTATTTGTTGTTGTGGTACCATATTTTGTGCTTCAAATATTAAATTTTGTCCAGATGGTTGTATTTGGTTTAAAGCATTGTTAAGTTTACCTATTTGAAATCCAAATATTCTTATAAATAAACCAATATTGTTTCCAGTTAAGAGTTTATCTCCAGAAATAAATGGAATATTAGTAGAATCAAAAAATGCCGGGGTTTGTTGGTTTGAATTGAAAATATTTACAATACCCGAATTCATTGCAAAAAAATTATTTAAATCCTCATCATTCACTATTATGTTATTTAAATTCATTATGGCATTTCCAGTACTTCTATTACCGGTACATGCTAAATATGAAAATGTCTTTAACCAAATTGCTCCTTTGTCTTGTTTATAATAACAACGCATAACATACTCTACTGCATTTAATGTCAATACAGCATTTTGAGTTTTATTAATATCTATTAATGTTTTTTTAAACTGAGTATTACACTCTGTCACTGATGCCTGCTTATAATTATTATTAGTAATTTTAGTCATAAATGCTTTTTTATCAGCAGCTAAAAAATCAGAATATATTTCAGATACAAAACACAGTATGTTTGTAATATCAGGTGATCTACCATTCTGTATATTAAGTTCAGAACATATATCATTTGTTTGTGGCACAAGTTCATAATAAAGTTTATAATCTTTTAGTCCATATAGTTCGTCTCTAAATCCTATCTCGTTTTTCTTTATACCGCTAATTGGGATATTTTGACTAACCACTTCATAACTGAGAGTCGTTTGTAAAGTGTTATTATCTTTTTTATTAGTATAAGTAAATGGTATATTTAACAAACCAGAACAATATATAGTATTAGGATGTGATATTCTTGATGCTCTATCAAGAGTACATATTACTCCTTGAATTTCCAAAATTTTAGAGTTTTCTCTAAATTTTGTTACTAATGATTCAACTAAATCTCTACATAAAGATTTAGATTGATATTTTTCAGACATTACTGTATCTCCTTCATAATTTTCAAGATCATATGTAGAAATAATACGTTGAGAACCTATATTATCTATAAATAATTCACAAACTGTAGAAGCTGTTGGAGCTGACATTTGTCCAATCATCCTATTATATACTAAATTTGTATTTGTTGAGAATAATACTCCTCTTTTATTTGTTCCACTTATTGGTGTATACTGAAAAAACATACATTTAGTTTGTTTTTGAATGTTTTTTATGAGAACTTTTTCAATAGAATCCCAGCCTGATATTTTGGCGTTACCTTTTTTATCGGTTGTTTGTGTCCATCCTAACTGTTCTTCATATACTTGTATACCCAAATTTAGTAGCTCTATTGATTTGTTATCATGTCCGGCAAATGCTTCATTTATAGCAACTTTTTGTAGGGCTTTATACCATTCAGTAAACCAAGTTGTAAAAGTATTATCAAAGTCGTTATTTTTAAATCTAAGTACCTGTATATATCTTAAAATTTGAAAACTAAGCCATACTATATCTTCCGGTAATTGTGTATATACTACTCCTGTGGAGTTATAACTGTTTTGTATCTCATTGTATATATTCGTATATACAGATGGAACTTGTCCATTTTTTTGACTATAAAAAATTTCACCAAATCCTTTAATACACTGTGTAATACGAAAATAATTCCCAATTATATTATTATTAACGTTTCTAAAATCTCTAATAATTCCTCCCTTAAAATAATTTTGATTATTTCTAAAATCATTAATATCTTGTATAAATTTATTAAATATATCTTCTTCGGGTACATTAGTTCCATATATATTCAATAAGTGGTTCATTATTATATTTTTACCTTCATTAATGTTAAAAAAATGTTCAATGTTATCTATCGTAAAAGGCAATTGAGGTAAATAGTTCAACATATTACTGATTATAAGAGCAAAAATAAATACATCAACATCAGTTCCTATTTGTCCTCCACTTGCCTTAGGTATTGATACATAACTTACAAATGGTAGAGTATCATGAATTGCCCGAATTGTATAGCAACTATTTACAGCTCCCAATACATCAGAACTAACAAGCTCAAATACATCAATACTAGACATTTCCAATAAAAAATTTAATAACTCATTTCCTTCTGCTCCATAATTATTATATATGTTAGTTAATGACTTTATATTAATAGTAGGAATAATAGTATTATATTCTTGAGTTTTATTATATCCACATAAACTTTTTAGAAGTGAAATTGAAACTGTTTCACCTAAACAAGCAGAATCCATAATTGCTTTAACAAATGCAAGATTGCCTATTAAAGCTTTTGTTAATGTTTTAAAACTCTGTGTTCCTGATAATGCATCTTTCCATTTTTTTTTAACTCCAGCACGACCTTTTTTTTCTTGTTGTTCTTGTTTATCAGCATCATCATCATCATCTTCAACATTATTACTATTTAATTTAGGATCTATATAGGTTCCTGATTTAAGACAATCTATGTATGCTTTTGCGTAATCAACAACATTTGCTAAAGCAGCATCTTTTCCAATCGGTATCGGAGATCTACAGTTATCAATAGTTTTTGCTACATTAGTATCATTGTATTGCGCTGGGAAAAAATTGTAATAAACATTAATATCTGCTTTAGTTATTGTTTTACTAAATGGAACTTGAATTGTTGTTATGGTGTTCGCAGTTCCAATTTGGTTATTTTCAATTATATTAATATCTTCCGGTTCTACTATTTGCTCTAATGGACCTAAATTTTTGTCTGAAAGGCCAGGTATTATTGTATTCATTTCTTTACGTAAATTTAATTCTTGTGATGCAATTTCTACAATTTCTTCCATTTTGTTTTTTTGTCTTGCCCGTTTTAAACCAGTAGATTCAATACCTGGTGATTTAGCACTTCGTGCTGCTGCTTTTGATGCTTTTACTGATTTGTTTGAAGTAGATGTTTTACCCATATTTATATAATAATCTTATATAAAATTTATATTAAATTATTATTATTTGCTTAAGTTTTATGGAATATTAATACTTACTTAATTTACTTTATAATATCCTGAATCAACTAATGCTTCTGTATATTTTGCTCCACCCCAATTTGGATCCATCGCATTATCACTATATAACATATTATAATTTGAATTTTTAATCATATCTAAAGGGGTAATCGCTCCAACATAGTAGCTTGATTGGTCAAAAGCAGGATATGAACCTTGATTATATGGAGCATCAGCTCGTGTAGCATCAACTAAAGGAGTAAATTTTAATGGTAATGGAACTGTAGTAGTTGGTGGCAATCCACCTTCTAATTCAGTAACACTAGGTCTAACTTTATAAACTCTATTACCTTGAGCATCATAAGTATTTTGAACATATAATACAGGACAGCGAATTCCAGCCCCACGCTGCCATTCTAAGAATTCAG